GGCAAGTATGTTAATCATTACAACTAACATATCACCGATGTCGTCCCTGATGTCATTGCCCTTACACACATTATCACTGAGTTCTCCGAGTTCTTGTAATAATTTAAGAACTTGATCTTTGTCAGTGGCTCCGTCGATAAGGTTTCTATCGTAATGCCATTGTTCAACTTTTTTGACTAATTCGTCCATTATAGTTTGCCTTCTTCTCTCATTTGTTCACGTATTTTAGTAGCACTGATATCGTGTGTAGCATCGTCAAAAACTTCTTGCTCAATCTTATACCCAACATCTCTACCATACGTTATGTTTAACAAGTTTGGTACAACTTGTATTTTTACTTTACCAGCAAATTTGTATAAACTTTGTTGTAAGTTTTCTACAACTTCATATGCTGGAAAAGGATTCTTGTCATCTGTTGGCATATCTCTAACCATTAAAAACACTTGATTGTGTTTAGCCAATGCTCTATCGAACAATGCTTGGTGCCCAGGATGCCAAGGCTGAAATCTACCAAGCATTTGTGTTGTGGGTGCCTGGTTATCCCAAATAAATTTTTGACCAATTTCATAAGCAATTATTTTAGCATCTACATCACCACGTTGTTCTAGTACGTTGTAATCTGTTGCTACTGGTCTTTGAAATACTTTGTTAGTATCTTCAAATCTGCCTTCTTCTATTGTGTCTACAAAAATTTCATAGTCAGCAAAGAATTTATTCCTAGCATTTTCAAAAGGTGCTACAAAGTCTGCTATGGCAATCTTGCCTTCTAATTCAGCATTTACACATAAATCAATCATTCGTTGATTTTGTCTTAATCTACCTTCTTCAGAAAAGTCCCAGTCGTCTGCTTCTTCTCTAACTTTATCTGCGTTGAACCAGGCTACTTTATCGCCTAAGTATTCAACTAGTCGTTCTGCTAAATATGTCTTACCACTTCCTGGTAATCCAAATATTAATACTCTCATTTATTCTCCGTTTTGTTCACGTTCCCATTCTGCGTTATCGTCGAAGTCTTGTAAATAAATTTCATCAAGTTCATTATACTTGTCATCTGAGTCGTGCCACTTTTTATTTAACCAGCCAACTTCTGCATGATAACTTTTACCGGTGCTGTCATTTTGCTCGTATTCTGCGTCTAATTCAACCTTGTTGTAATACACTCTATCAATGAATTCACCTAAATTAGTTTCTACAATGCCCATGCCTAATTTGTATTGATCAAAGTCTTCACCATCTGTTTCTACAAAGTAACTGGCAAACGTACCTTTCTCACAACTATGAAATGCTAACACTGGTACATAATGATTACCTTCGTCGTCGTCTTCGTTTACAACATTAGGTTCTTCATTACTAAAGTAACCGCCTTCTCTTCCATACATGTGAATAGCACTAAAACTTCCAACTTCATTCTCATAATCATAATCATTTTCGCCATCTGCTGGAACTTCGAAAACTGTTAGTTCTGAATCACCGTATGCACTATTGATATGTTCGATATCATCACATTCCCACATATAGTAATCTTCTCTTGGTGCAGGAATTTGTTCAGGATCATCGTGTTCCGCATTTTCGTCAAGATCGTCGTTGCCACCCCAGTCATCAAATGATAAAACTGTGTCTACTAACTCACCTTCATCCATGCCTATAGTTTTTGCAACGAACTCATTTGCTACTTCTCCAATAACTAATTCGCCGCCATAATAACCGCTATCGATTCTAAATCTTCTTTTTGCCATATTTTTCTCCTTACATTACGTCGCTTAAATTTACCACCTCTGGTATTTTGTTTGCCTCTTTTACAAATAACACACTTTTAGGAACAGATTTTTGCTCTATTGGGGTTACTAGTAAATGCCCTGGTTTTAACTTTGGAAAAAACCATTTAATATCCTGATAATAATTAGTGATAAACACTTCTTCTATCTCTGGAATCTTGTTATTCATAGGATTAAACACTGGTGTTTTAAAACCTCTATTATTTAAACTTGTAAGTGGCACTATTTCTATTTCTGTGTGATATTCGTCATCGCAAATTGCTATACTCCAATCCATTGGCATCTTTACTTCGTGCCCGCCAATGTTTAGTACAACTGCTGGTGAATAAAAACTTTCTAGGAAGATCAGTTCTAACCAATAATAATCATAGAATTCTGGGTCGCTAACATCTAAGACGCAATACCGTAAGTCATTAATTTGATCTGGTACACTATCTAAATCATAAACGTTGTTTTCAATTGTTAAAATATTCATATCTTCTCCGTAAACATAATTATAGCACCTTTATTTTAAAAGTCAATCTATATTTAAATATATTCTATTTTTGTAACCTTAAACGGATACTCTGCTTCTCTGTAAAATTTCTTTCTTTCTGTTAAATGCTTTTTACTGTATTTTAGTGTGCTAGTAATATCGAACACATTTACAAAGTCTTTGTCTTTGGCTTTCCTTATACCCCTGCCAATACTTTGTATTACCCTAACAAAACTTTTGCCAGGTTCGATTAATACCAAATTAAATATCCTTGGTATGTTAATACCAACTGATGCCACTCCATAAGTAGCAACAATTACTTTGCCTTCTGCTTCACTAATTTCGTCATAGTTTTCTTTTCTTTCTGATGCTTTCATTCCACCACTTACAAATACCCAGTCTGGGTTTTGTTCTATAAGTAATTCGCCTGTTTTTATTCGGTCTACTAGTATTAAGGTATTACCGTTATCAGTCATGCCATTGATAAGTTGACTTATGAATTTTATTCTTTCAGGATTAGTTGTTATCCATTTTAGTTCTTGTGCATAGTTACTAAATCCTACATGAGTGTCTACTAACTGTAATACATTTACTTCTAAGTTAGATAGTACGCCTTTGTCTTGTAATTCTTTTGCACTTAATTGTCCTATTACAGGTCCTATAGTGCTAGTCATTGCAACTGCTTCGTGTTGGTCTTTTGGTATTGTACCTGTTAGTCCCCAGCGAATAGGAACATTAGAAAATACACTACTTAATAATTGTTTTAAAATATCTGCTTTTGCTTTGTGTACTTCGTCAATCATTATGCACACTACACCATCAATAAATTCACTGATATCAAAGTCTACTGCTTCCTTGGCTTTAGATTTTTTGTGTAGTATTTCTAAACTTTGCCAAGTGCAAATTGTGTGCGTTTTATTGTATTCTTTTCTGTCCCCGTAGAAAACACCAACATCAAGTCCTAAATGCTTGTAGTCCGCTTCTGTTTGCGTTACAAGGTCCTTATTAGGCACTATCACTATTGTTCTACCGTACTTCTCACATTGGTGACTAAGTGCGGCCGTTACTAGAGTTTTACCAGCACCTGTGGCAATCTCTTGTATGCATTGTGGGTTTGCTAAAAACTTGTTAATTATTTCTACTTGATAATCTCTAAGTATAATAGGCAAACCTTCTGCAGGATGTTTCTTAGGCCAACTAAACTCTTCATATGTGTCTTGTTTTACTTCCTCAAACTCAAAATCCCATTTTTCTCTTTTGTCATCTAACACTACTTCGTAACCCAAACTAGTTACTACTGGAATAAGTTGGTCTAATAAATTCAAATAACTCCTACCACCGACATCACAAAATCTCATAAAGCCGTCCCAACGACCTAACTTGTAAGCCGGCATATGATATGCATATGGTAAAAAGTATTTGCAAGTATCAGAAAGTTTTCTGCGTGTGGCTACATCTAAGTCGTGAAACTTAATGTTTACTTCGTCTCTTATTTCTAATCTTGTTTGTCTAGCCATAAAGTTTATTATACATTAAATGTGTGTGATGTCAATCTTATTCATATGATACTTTTACAGATTTCAATACTTCTTCTGTTGTATCCTGATTGCGATACAGTACCAAACCCCAAAGAAAAACCGGTATTGTCTTGCTTATGATATGGCAAGTAGTAATGCAACTTTTCTATAGTTGCAACAGGTCCAAATGCAATTATATCGACGCCATTGTTATACAGTTCTTTACCACGTAAAAAATCTTCGTATGATGCAATTTTAATTACAAATATATTGTAATCTTTTACAACGTCACATATATCTTTTATGTTCTCAACTTCATCTGGTAATATAATACAAGATATAAATTCTGCTGATTCTTTGCAATGAGATTTTAATGTGTCAACATCAATTTTATTATCTGTATATCCTACAGCAAGTCCTGTGGAGTTAGAGTTTGATAATGCATTTATTGTGTGCATGTCAGCATTATTAACTGTTATAACACAATCCTTATGTGCTAACATGTTGTGTCTAAAATACTCTCTAGCGGTCATAATTGATGTAAAAATATCATTGCCGTTATTAGTTGATTGGAACGTTATATCAAAAAAACCTGTTAATGATAATATACTTTTTTTAACATTAGACACGTCGATATCTTTTTCTAAGTTGTCGTAAAAATATGAAAAAGATTTCTTTTCGTCTGATTCTAGTATTAGTCTACTAGGTGATTGATGTAATGTAGCAAAGACATTTTTACCTTTTGCATTAGGTATTACTTTTACTTGGTGCCATTTGAGATAAGATTTTAATACATCTTCTAATGTTGACTCGACAGATTCGTCTAACGATAGTACGAATTTTTCTTCTTCTTTAATTTCGTGTATTGATTCAAGTAAGTCATCCAATATATCTAAATTGATATATCTTCCATACCTGCTGTCCTCAATTTCACTATGTGTCCTATCTGCCATTGTTTGGTGTCTAATCCTTTCATTATACCGAGATACTTATTTCGTAACAAACCAAATTGATTAGCCAATGATGTTAGTGTTACTACTTCATCATCGCCATCTACATATTTGTCAGCATCTCTTGAGGTTAACTGTCTGTTATAACTTTCTAAAAAGTTTCTAAATACTTTACTGCGTGTTTTACGCAATTGAATGTTTATGTGTTCTAGAATTGCTTCTATTTCTTGTAATTGATTGAACCTGTGTTCTGTAATGCCAGGCAATGAGGCACTATTACGTTCCACATTGCCCTTGATATAACATTCTTTTTTTGCCTCTAGTAATTCTTCTTCAAAATAATCTATTGCATCTACAATGTTACTTAAATTACCAGATACTTTGTTATACCATCCTGCCATTACTAATCCCAGTCCTCTTCGTCTTCTTCATGATCTTCTACTTCAAAGTATTCTTCAATTGCTTGACGTAAATGTTTATCACAGTCATTGATACTTACTTTGTCATAGTCTACCATTCCTTGATCATCAAATACTCTAACCAAGTTAGCACAAACTTCGTCACGTTCTTTAACGTTTACCGAAGGTTTAACACATTCCCAAGATTCTATTATTAAAGTTAAATCTATCATTCAACATTCTCCTCGTATACTGAAGGGTCGTCAATTTCATTTTCATCAAAGTCATCTTCTACTACTTCTGCAACTACTTTAGGATTTTGACCCCATTCATCAATAATTACCTGAAGTTTATCTCCTGTCCAGCCTTTTCTGAACTCTTTAATCTCTTCACCTGTTACTGGTGAAACATAAGAGAGTTTGTTACCAACTTTATCTACAATACCTTTTGCTTCTAACATTTCTAACATACCACTGTATGGGTCCATGCCGGTCTCATAAGGAATCTTAATTTGTACACCTTCAAAAGGTTTGCTGTATCTTGACTTCATTACTTTACATGCCGCTCTAATACCTTGCACAGTAGACACTTTGTTTCCGTCTGCATCTTCTTTTAGTTTTAGTTTCTTGATAGCAACCACTATGCTACTTGCGTACACAAAGCCTTGTCCGCCACTGATTTTATCATCTGGGTCAAACATATCTTGTGATGCGTATGTGTGGTTAGTACAAACTAATCCAATTGGATAAGGTGCTAGTTGGTTAACTGTATTCCTAACTAAGGCTGTTAATGCCTTTGGTTTTCTACCCATGTCACCTTTCATGTCACCTTTTTCAAATTGAGCAACATCGGTTGGTGTAAGTAGCATACCTAAACTATCAACAACAAATAACAACTTAGGCATTTCTTCATACTCTAAATCACCGTAGTTACTTTTATAGTCTTTCATAAACTCTGAAATAGCCTTTGCTACATCGTCAATCATTGATACACTAATTTTTAATAGTTTAGATGGATCTGTGTCAACGTTTAGTGCTTTTAGCCAATCTTCGTCTAACGCATTCTCTGAGTCAAATAACACTACCTGACATCCTTGTTCCTGTGCGTTTCTTACTAAATTACCCGAACAGATAAAACTTTTACCCGA